ATATAGGTACTTGGGCAATAATGTTAAATAAACCACAGGACATTGGATTTGATATGGTTGGTTACGATTTGCCAAGTTTAAATTTGATTGAAAAACAAATTATAACACCTGATAGAGATAACGGTCAATTGTTCAATGATGCAATTATTTCAGCAACAAATTTTAATAGCGAGTTAAGATTAACTAAAATTGAAAGACTTGATGAAGTTGTTAATTTAATTAATCAAAAGCCTGATGAAAATTTTATTATTTGGATAAAACAAAATGAAGAAGGCGAACTATTGAAAAAATTAATACCTGAAGCTATTGAAGTTAAAGGCTCAGATTCTAACGAATGGAAAAAGGAAAAGTTATTAGGATTTGCAAATAATGAATTTAGGATTTTGATAACAAAAACAAAGATTGCAAGTTTTGGAATGAATTATCAAAATTGCAGAAATCAAATTTTTGCTTCATTAGATTTTAGTTTTGAGGGTTTATACCAAGCCATTAGGAGGTCGTATAGATTCGGGCAAAAAAATGAGGTTAATATCTACCTAATCACAACAGATACAATGGCAAACGTAAAACAATCAATAGATAACAAACAAAAACAATTTGAAATTATGCAAAATGAAATGAGTGAATCAATAAATGCCAATCTAAGAGGCGATAAAATGTTACAAACTTGTTATAACATTGATGAAGTAAAAAATGAATTTTACCATATTATGAGAGGTGATTCAGTTCAATTAATTAAAAATGTTCCTGATAAAAGTCAGGGATTAAGTGTTTTTTCTCCTCCATTTGCAGAACTATACACTTACTCAAATCATATTGAAGATATGGGAAACTCTAAAGATTATAAAGAATTTTTAATTCAGTTTGGTTTTTTAATAAAAGAACTAAACAGAGTTTTGATTGATGGTCGTAATGTTGCGGTGCATTGTATGGATTTGCCAATCCAAAAGGGCAAAGAAGGATATATTGGATTAAGGGATTTTTCAGGAATGATTTTAACAGCTTTTCAAGAAGCAGGATTTATTTATCATTCAAGAGTTACAATTTGGAAAGACCCAGTAATTGAAATGCAAAGAACCAAAGCAAAAGGATTATTGCATAAGCAAGTCAAAAAAGACTCTACTCAGGTAAGAGTTGGGATTCCTGATTATGTAATGATTTTTAGAAAACAAGGCGAAGGAACAAATCCAGTTACAAATACTAATTTGCCAGTTGATTTGTGGCAAAAATATGCTTCTCCTGTTTGGATGGATATTGACTATGGAAATACTTTGCAAGGGTATAGAAATGCAAGAGATGAAAACGATGAAAAGCATATTTGTCCATTGCAATTAGATACTATTGAAAGACTTATACATTTATATTCTAACGAGGGGGATAGTGTTTTTACACCTTTTATGGGAATAGGCTCAGAGGTATTTCAAGCTGTTAAAATGAAGCGTAGAGGTGTTGGAATTGAATTAAAAGAAAGTTACTTTGATTTAGCTAAAAAGAATATTGCAACTTTAATGGAAACAAAAAAACAAATTTCTGCATTCTAATTCATTTGCAGATTAAAAAAATAATCCGTAACATTGCAAAACCGTTCTTAAAATTTACAATTAATAGTTGTCGGCATACAACGAATAGAAATAAGCAATAGCAATATTGCATATACATCAAACCCTCATATTTTCAATGCCGTGAAAATATCGAGGGTTTTGACGTTAATAAACATTATGAGTACATTCGATAAATTTGTTTTGTTGGTCCAAGAGTTTAGGGACTCAGAAAAACTAAATGAAGCTGAGGTTAAAGTCCTCACAAAATTAATTCAATTTATAGTTAAAAAATTAAAGTAATGGCTAAACTTGGATATACTTGGTACCCGAAGGACTGGGGAAACTCTGAAAGTGTTTTTGAAATGACACTATCTGAAAGGGGCCTTTACAGAGAATTAATAGATTTGGCAATGTTAAACAACAATGAAACAGAAATTAAGCACGATGTATGGAGCCGAAAATATGCAATATCAGTTGATGAATTAAAGTTGATTTTAGATAAGTTAGTTGCCTTAAATGTTATAAAAATTAATGGTGTCCATCTATTTATTCCAAGTTGCGAACCTCGATTAAATCTATCAAGAGGAGGTAAAGCAAGTAAGCCTAACGAAACCTCCTTAAAAAACTTATCGAAACCTACATCGGAACCTATCTCGAAACCTACATCGGAACAAAGAGAAAGAGAAATAGAAATAGAAAGTAAAAAGAAAGTAAAAGAAAATAATATAGTTGAAAGAAAATTAAAATTTTCTTCTTCCCTCCAACCTTTTTTAAATAAATATGGTAAGGACCTACTAAATAACTTTTACAAGTATTGGACCGAAGAAAACAAGTCAGGAACTAAATTTAAACAAGAACTTGAACAAACTTGGAATTTAGAAAGAAGATTAGAAACTTGGTCCGCAAATGAATTAAAGTTTGCTGGTGCCCAAAATAAACCTGCAGAAGTAAAAACAACCTCACTAAGTTTTGCAACTACAAAAAAATGAAAAAACAAAATACAGATTTAGAATTAGGCAAATTGCCTCCACAAAATATCGAAGCAGAAGAATTTGTTATTGGTGCCATATTGGTCCAACCCCAAACATTAGATTTAAGTCTTGATATATTTTCACCCGATATATTTTACAAGGACCAATCTAAAAAAATTGCTAAGGCAATAATCGAATTAAAAAACAACAATATAAACATTGACTTAATATCAGTAAGCCAAAAACTAAAACAGATTGGTAAATTAGATATTATTGGAGGTGCTTATTACTTGGTCCAACTTACCGAAAAGATAGGACACGTTACGGACCAAATACTTAGAGAAAAGATACAAGCAGTTTTTGAGGTTGCCTTAAAAAGAAACTTGATAAACGTTTCAAGTAACTTATTGCAGAAATCTTATTCAGATGAAACAGATGTATTTGAAGTTATAGATGAATTTGAGCAAGAAGTCAATAAAGCTGCCAAACTTATTGTAGTTGAAAAGGCAGCAACATTTGAGGATTCATTTAATGAAATGATGGTAAGGACCGCACAAATTAGCAAAATAACTGGTTCCATAAGTGGAATAAGTACAGGATTCCAAAACATAGATTTGCAAACAGGAGGATGGCAAAAGTCAGATTTAATAATTTTAGCCGCAAGGCCCGGAATGGGTAAAACAAGTTTGGCCCTATCCCTTGCAAGAAATGCTGCAGTATTAAACAAGCCCACCGCAATATTTAGTTTAGAAATGGCCTCCAATCAATTAGTGGCAAGAATAACCGCAGCAGAAGTAAACATCCCTCTTGCAAACTACCTTCGCAATGGATTAAAAGACTATGAGAGGGACCAAACATTGGATTTAATAAAAAAAATACAAAAGGCACCAATATACATTGATGACAATGGGAGCCTAAAAATATTTAACTTTAGACAAAAGGCTCGAAAGATGAAACGAGATTTAGGGATTGAGTTAATTATTATTGACTACCTCCAATTAATGAGTGAAGGCCGAGATTTTAAAGGAAATAAAAATGATGAAATAGGATATATTACTTCTAATTTAAAACAGATTGCCAAAGAGTTAGACATTCCAATAATAGTATTAAGTCAGTTAAGTAGGACCGTAGAAACAAGGGCCGAAAAGATACCTCAACTTTCAGACTTAAGAGATTCAGGAAATATTGAGCAAGATGCCGACATGGTTATTTTTCTTTATAGACCTGAGTATTATAATATTTTTCACGATTCAGAAGGCAATTCAACAGAAGGCAAGGCATTAATAATGATTGAAAAGCACCGCAATGGCAGCACTTGTAAATTGCCTATTGGATGGAATGGAACTTACACTAAGTTTTACGACCTTGAAGATGCTTACAAACAACCGATTGAAACAAAAAGCAATCCATTGCCAGTAAACAATTCATTTAACAATTTAGGCAACGATGCTTTTTAACAAACTGACAAACAAATAAAAAAAGTAAGGTTATAAACTGACAAAAAATAGAGGGTAAAAAAAATAATAGATTTGATTTTCAGCAAGTTATAAAAAATAAGCAAAATATTTTTGATTGCGTATTGCAGATATAAATAATAGATGTACATTTGTCAAAGAAATAACAATCAAAAAAATAGAAACTATGAAAGCACAAGATTTAAAAAAAGGTTCAATAGTAGAGATAAGATTAAATTTGTCTCCTGAGCAAATGAATTTTCCGGTACAAGTTGTAGTTGAAAGATGTACAGATAAATACCTTTGGTTTAAAAGTAACCATTTACAAAGAATGGGTAGAAATACCTTTGATACTTTTATTCAACATTTTGGATATAAAATAATATCAATTTAATGGAAACTAAAAAACAAAGAGGCGGCACAAGGTTAAACGCTGGCCCAAAATTCAAGTACGGTGAGCCAACAACTCCCGTACTTATCCGAGTGCCAAATTCCAAGATTGCAATCTTTAGGGCTAAGGCAAAAGAAATTCTAAAAGTTTGGGAAACAATAGATAAAAACAAATAAAAACTATGGAAAATGAATTTATTGGATTAAAAGATTTCCCAAATATTAAAACAAGAAAAATTCCTTTTATTTCAGATAATCAAATTATTGGAATGCCATTTAATTTAGAAAGCCTAATTTTAAATTATGGAAAACAATTAATTCCAAGTAATTTAGGTATTTATCATTTGTTTTATGAAGACCAATTAATTTATATTGGAATGAGCAAAAATATAAGAGGTAGATTGTTACAACATTTAAAAGATAAAGATATGCCATTTAATTACTGCTTATGGTTTGTTGCCGAAAGATGGAAAGAAAACGCAACAATTAGTGATGTTTTAAAAATAGAGTATAAAATGATAAAAAAATACAAACCAATTTTAAACTCAATTCACGCAAATTGTAGGTAATTAAATAATTTGTATATTTGCAGTATGGCAATAGCCGATAAATACGATTAAATACGAATGGCAAAATTTGAGAAAGGCAATTCGGGAAAACCGAAAGGAGCAAAAA